AATGAGTATTGAGCGCCTGAACTCTGTCCAATGATTGTCTCTCCGGCGTTAAATGCTCCTGTTATATTAGATACTTCAAGAATTTTGGTAATAGCATTCCAACTCTTAACTCTTGCTTTAGTGCTAGTTGCACTTCCAACTACTACTTCGTTATATGTATAAGTTCCAAAACCAACGTAGATATTTGGAGATGCAATTGTAATCGTTGGTGCTACAGTATATCCAAGACCAGCATTTCTTATTCTTATCTGTGTTACTTCACCTGAAGAATTAATTTCTGCATATCCAACTGCAGTTTCTGATGATACGCCTACGAAAGTCACTGTAGGTGAACTTGTGTATCCTCCACCGCCATTTGTAAGTGTGACTATTCCTACAAGTCCATTTCCTATTGAAGTTATTCCAGTCGCACCAGATCCACCGCCACCAATAAATGCTACCTTTGGTGCTACAGTGTATCCAGATCCTGGATTTGTAAGTTCAACACCCTGAACTCTATATTTTGTTTCGTCAGGGCCACAGATATCTACGATACCACTTAATAACGTAGCAATACCAACTGCAGTAACTCCTCCAGATGGTGCTGTGGAGAATGCTACGTTTGGTGCTGAGGTATAATTATTTCCTCTATTTGTGATTGTAACATAACGAACACCACCATTTACAACACCAGTAATAGCAGTAGCAGTTGTTCCAATGCCGATTAGTTGTAAGGTTTGAATATTTGCGTCTTGAGCAACGTTATCGTCAATATAGTCAACACCAGTATCAATAACTTCATCCTCATAACGAAAGAGTTCACATCTCAGTTCATATGTGTATAGTCCTTGGAGTTGATAAAATGGTTTTTCATGTTCGACATACTTTATTTCAAACAAACGGTCTCCTAACGGAAAGTAAATTAAATCACCCTCTTTAGGTCTCTTGGAAAGTTTAACGTCAGGATAATTTTCAATAAGTGGTTGAATATAATTTTCCCATCTTTCTTTGGATATAATAATGGTTAAATCATCCAACTCTTGAACACCAAACTTTGATAATAAAGTTCCCTGCCCACCGTAACCTTCATAAGTATCCACATATGCTTCTATTGGAAAAGCACCTTTGAATTCTGATTCAATAACTTCTTTTATAATGGTCTTTTCAGTGACATATTGGCGAGGTAAATAATGAACTTCAACTCCATACATTCTGAGTTGCTCATTAATCAAGTCTTGAATAAGACCCTGCTCAGATTTAGACCCTTGGAGAAAAAATGGATTTAGCATATATTTTATCCAATCATGTCTAATGGGGGAAGTTCATAAGTGCTAGACATTTTCTCCATTAGAATATCAATTTCTCTTTGAGCGTCATCATACATTTGTCTGCCATTTAGTTCAACACCACCTGGAAGTTTAACACCAGTAAATTTCATCATATTCTGACCCCATTGCCTCTTGATTAAGGAAGTCAAGTACGGTTTGAGGAAAGAATCATTCCAAACTCTTGAGTAATCATTAGGGTCCAAAGTTGAATAACAATCAATAACAAAAAATTGATCTTTACTTACTGAACCCCAGTCTATATCTAAGTATAACCTATCCTGTCTCTTATTGAATCTTATCTGCTTTTGTGTATTAAGTAAGAAATCTAAGTCTTCTAGATATGTCTTAACCATCGCATAACTGAGAAGTTCTGTTGCTCCCCAGTAGTAAACATCGTTTAAAAACAACTGATACTTTACACTAAACATATTATGAGTAATGGTGTTAGCACCATCAAAAGTAAAAATCTTATTTACACCAATTACATTTGGTGGTACTTGAAGATAATTACTATTTTCTTGATATGTAAATGTAGTTGCTGTACCAACAATATTTGCCGTTGCTGAAGTAGTTGCTATACCAACACTACCGCCACTATATCCCGCTCTACCTCTTTCAATATCATCGGGAGTTACTTTATACTTGTAGAAAGTTGGATATACTCCATCAAAGTGTCTCTCCTGAAAAAACTGAACGGCATCATCTACCAGATCTTCAATTTGTTCATCGGCAACGTTAATTTCTAAAACTGGTGCTCCCAGTTTTCTTTTGCAATAATCTATGAGTTCTTGTCTGGTAGATGGTTGAGCCATTAGAAATTCAGATTTGAGATTACTTCTTGTTGACTAAAGTATAATTTTATATAACTCTTTGATATCTTCCTTAGAGTTTCAATATCATCTATACTATCTATATCTCTTGCAAGTTTTTCATATTCAAAAAGTTTATTCAGACTTTCAAGAGTAACTTTATCAGGATCCATTAATCAAACTCCTTAACATGGTTTTAATTTCATCCATATCCGATTTGAGTGAATTCAAATCACCTTCAATATCGGACATTCTTTTTTCCTCCCTTTCTTTTATTTTTTTAGACTCCATATAGTTTTGATATGCATTCATGTCCGTATTTAATATTGCGTTGGAGGAAGTATCTCTAAAAAGATTTGAATGTCCTTTGACTTGTAATTTTTCCATAATTATGCAAGAGCAATAATTCTTAAATCTCTAAATCTTGGTGGATATGTTTGAGAGGTTGAAGCACCTATGAGTTTTATGCTAAAATATTTAAACGATTCAAGATTGTTCACAGTAAATTCATAGTCAAGGAAATTCAGTTCTTCACTTAAGAATCCAAGTTTTGAAGTAACTTTAAGTGGAAGATCAGGTCTTCCATCATTGTATGAAACGTTAATAGTTCTACCATCACCACTTATATTTCCATTTCCTGGGAAGGGATAATAAACTGGAGTTTCATTTGGATCTTTCATAATAGCAAATAATGCTCTTAGATCATTATAAATGTTCAAATGCGCAGAAACAATAACTCTAATAGACGTTGCAGGAACTTCAAGTCCAATTGGTTTGGAAACATATACAAATGCATTAGGATCAGTTTCTATGAGAGATATTCTTTCATCTAGAGAATAAGCTGTTACTGGTGCATTAACTCTATTTGATGCTAAAATCATTCCCACTCTATCAAGGTCAATAACTGGAGATAAGTATTGATTTGTTGTTGATAAATTTAAAGTGAGTTGTAGTGATTTATTTCCCTGAATTAAGTTATTCAGGAAAAGTCTTTCATTGACTCTAGATGCTATAATTCTTGGATTTTCGAAGAAGTTATTTTGATTTAACTTAATAACTTGAGTTCCTCTATCTAAGAATGATTCTTCTGAACCATCAATACTTGTTCCACTAATCGTCCTCAATGAGGCAGTAATAGTTGTTTGTGGTGGTGTGAAAGTTTGAACGATTGGTTGAGCAATATCATATGGAATATTTTGAGTTGCTTCAATAATTGAACCACCCGTTGACTTTGTGGAGTTAAAGTAAAGTTTAGGGAAACTTACATTGCTACTTCTGTCCACACCATTAGTCGAATGGTCAATTTTAATATAATAAGAATCTAAAGTATTTTCTTTAGTAATATCAGTTACATCCTGTAGTGTATGCGTGGTATTAATTCGTCTCAGAGAAACTCCGGCGAGTTCATACTTATAAACAAAAGAATTTGACGGATGTCTGATTTGAAGTGTTGAATCAACACCTCTAGTAATACCAGTAATGGAATTTCCATCTACTCCAGTATATGAAATAATTTCTGAGTTGACTACAAGATAACCTGGATTTGTGGAAGAAATACCAACATTTTCAAAAGTATTGAAAGAAGTGGTAAGTCCAGTAACTACAAGGTTACCTGTGAAGTCTCTTTCAACATCATTGGTCAGTTTGATGGGAGCAATATCGGAAAAAGCATTAGAAATACGAACCACGTTAGTTAAAGCGTGCATTCCGTGATTTCTATGTTTCACATTAACATATAGTCCTTCTCTTTCTGCAATAATATCATTTGCAAATACTGAACCTCCATTAAGGTCAGTATATCCAATTCCTGGAAGTGTACTAAAGTATTGAATAGACTTTGCAACTCCAACTTGGAATTCGCCCTGTACATTATCTACTACTAATTCATTGAATGCAAAAAGTTGACCAACAGAGAGTCTTAAATTTCTACCAATTGAAGTAATACCAATCGCATCGGCAGTTAGTATTTCTCCGACTTGATATCCGGTACCACCTGAAGAAATTCCGGCAGCAGTAATAACCCCATTGGTAACTGTAATATTTGCTGTTGCTCCTCTACCATATCCATCAATAGATGTAAGTGAAACATTAGAGTAAGTTTGAACTCCTATAGATGGAGTATATCCAATACCAGAGTTAGTAATAGTTAAGGAACCGGTAGTTATACCTGTTACATAAGCAAAATCGCCAATTGCATTCGTATCTCTTTGTCTTACAAAACTTCCTTCAGTTAGATCTGAAATGGTTGATACTGATAAGGTAGTTCCTAAACCAACTCTAACTCTTCTGGATTCAATGTCTAATGCATTATTACGAAGAATGGCAATCTGGTCATTACTTCTATTCAGTTCTGGATTAAAGAAACTTACAGTTCCACTAGGTTCAAAAACAGCAGAATAAAGATTAAACTTGAGGTCTTCATACTGAGAAGGTGACCAAGTAGCAGCATTCTGAGATTTAAAGAGAGATCCAAGAGTTGGTTGAGTTGCAACTAACCTCTGTTGAGACTCTGGAAGTGCTGCTGTTGTAATATCAATTTCACCAAGTCTTGATATAAAGACACTATAATCACTTGTACTTGCAAGAAGAACTAATGCATGTTCTTTATTACCTTCAAGGAATACTGGTGCGGGGAAAGTAACTCTTGTTGCTACTGTTCCGTCAGTTGAAACATTAATATTTTGTGGTAATATTTCTACCTTACTAAATGGGTAGATTTTTTTTGTAGGAACTCCAAGTTCAACTGGTCTTAGTTCAACATAAACAGGAAGTTCTGATGATTTGGTGTAGAAGAAAAGATCTACTGAAGTAACATATCTTCCAATTATGTCTTCGTCGGAACCAATTTTAAATGTTTGTGCGAGTGGATCATCGCCGCCACCATCACCACCAGCAGATCGAACAGTTACTTGCTTTGGTTGAGTCGGGGTTGTTGGTACTGGTCTTGGTACTGGTATTGGTACTGGTGGTACTGGAGTTGGGGTCGGGACAGGCGTTGGGGATGGAGCTGGTGCGGGAGGTGGTGGTGGGGGTAAATCAGGAACAAATACTGGAGTTCCTGGTACAGATGTTACTGTTGTATTTGTAGTTGTCGTAATTTCACTTACAACGGCAATTTGAGTTTCAATATTACGTATGGATAAGATAGTCTCTTGTGCCTGAGTTATTAATCCATCGGCAAAGAAGTTAGCATTTGCATAAGTATATAAAGTACCACCAATTGTACCATTGGTTGGATTATCAGTTAATCTGAATGTTTTATTTCCAGTAGAGAATTTTGCATTTCCTGCTCTATTTGGATTAGGAATAAAGAAAGAACCAATAACTGTACCGACATTATCTGAGACAAGTCTTATTTCTCTAACTCTAGATACTGCTCCACTTTGTTTGCCAATCAAAATCATTCCAACAAAAACATTACCACCATAAGTTCCAAGAGATAAATCAGAAAGACTTGTTGTATCTACATTTAGTGTTGTAGATGATGGTGAGTATGGTTGAAGTTGTTCTGCCCTATTATATGGACTTGAAGAATATACATCAATTGGTGCATTAAAAGGTCCATACTTGTGATTATAAGCAGCAAGACGGAACTGAATTGATGATTGAGTTGATGTTGTATTTATGTTTGAAGGATTGGCGAGAAGAAAAGCTCCGACAACAGTTTCTCCGGTAACAAAAGTTCCCGAAATCATTTCAATTTCAAGAATTTTAGGTACTATGTACTCATAAACATTTCGACCATCAAAGAATGGATATAACAGAGTGTTTGGTTTCAGTTTTTTTGCAATAAATTCAATGTTTCTGGATCTCATGTAAGGAAGAACATCCAGACTTAAAAGTTTATTACCTAAACTCTTATTGTTAAATGTGGTGTTAATTCTTGTAGCAAATCCAGTTCTTGATATTGTTCCGGTAGTAGTTT